CTGGTGAACCAAAGATACCAAGAGGATCAGATACTCCAAAGGAATATCTTTCTCTAGCTTTGTATCTCACATTACCAGTGTCAAAGTCTCCATCCATGCTTGTAGTCATTGGACTTCTGACAAAATGCTTCATGCCATCAGGCACATCAGTAATGATAAAGAAGGCATTTGTATCAGTTAAATAATGATTAACTGAGAAACCTTGCGGTATCACACCATTGCTTCTAATAGCATTAATGTCATTGTCAGCAGTACCAACTCTGTACTCACTTTCAAGAAGACGAGTTGCAACAAACTGCAGGTCTGATGGAACGATTAATTTTACTGGTCTAGCAGCAATTTTAAGTCCTCTCTCATCAGTCCATTTACCAATCTGAATGATAGCATCTTCTAAAGATGTTTCATTCAAGTCAGCACCAGTGGATGGTCTATTGGAATTTTTTCCGCCTGACACTAATGGGTGTCCATCACCACCTGTTACTCCATCACCATCAGCAGTAAATAGGTTAACCCCATCTCCTGATTGGAATGAATTGGTAAAGCCGTTATTCAAAGGAAACGCTGACTTAACTTGTTTAGTGTAAGCCATTGCTCTTGCTAAAGCCTTTGTGTATCGAGCAGACAAAGATACATATAAATTATCTTCCATAGCCTCCTCTGTAACACTAAAGCCTAAAGCAATAGTTTCATGTGTATAACGAGCAACAAAAGATTCTTGTGCAGTATCAAAAGATATTGAAGAACCTTCGTCTTTTACTGGAGCAGCACCGAAACCTGACAACTTGAGTTCCTCTTCAAAACTTCTTTCAGAGTTCTCAGTTGAATAAATTTCTTCATGCTCGTTCTCGTAGTTATTGTACTCTTCTCCAAACAAAGCGTTTAAGCCTGGTAGAAGCTGTTTAAGCTCATTAGCTCTTGAAATAGCCATAATTTATACCTCTAGCCTATGCCTGTTGTGTTAAGTAACTGATGTCCAACATTGAACATCACCAATACATCAGTCTTTGAATCACCAATAGCACTATCAGGACCATCGACAAAGTCGATAATCTTTAATGGTAGTGTATTAGTCGTAGCAGCAGTGCTACCATCGACTGCGTTTCTGCTTGTTCCGATTGAAGTCGAACCAGCAGTTTGAACTACAGCACAATTCTTCCCTAGATCATCTTGATCTAAAGATTCATCGGACTGCATTTGCATTATCAGAAATGGGTCTGATGCAACATATGCGACAATATCATCCGCAGCAGTTGATGCTGGGTAATATTGGTTTGGTGTGAATTGACCAGTTGATGGGTCAGTGTATGCACATCCTAAAAATACACCAATGGGAGTACAAGCCGTTGTACCAGTATCCTTTTGGATAGTGGTATTTGGATTATCGTCTGCCCACTTTACAAAATCTCCATAAAAAATGGATGTACCAAAATTATTTTTAATTTTGTAATGTGTAATTTTAGCATTGTATGCACAAGACACTAATGAACCAACAGGTCTAGCACCGAATGGACTAGCTGATGAAGCCATAATAGTCTCCTAATTTAAAACAATTACTAATCCAAGATCAAGAGTCTCTACCAAATGTTGTTTTAGATTTTCTTTCAAACACTTGTTTTGTAGCCATTCTTGAGTCTTGGTCCTTAAAATATACATTGTCAACAGATTCCATTTGATTTTGAGCCATATTTCTAAAGTGCTCATCTCTAGCTTTCGCTTTCTCTGCTGGCATTTTGCATAATAATTGTCCACCTACCTCAATATGACCTTTTTCTGCCCATTCAGATTTATAGTCCATCATATGAATTTGTAATTCAGGATGGTCTTCTGCTCTGCATGGTATCCAGCCTTCACGGAATTTTCTTGATACATTAGGATTATCAGATTTACCTAATAAACTTGTTCTAATATATCTAAAAACCCAGCCTTCTTGCGGAATAGGACTTGGTAAGTTAGATGGATTTTCCCAACTTTCTACATGTTGGGTAACCTCTCGGTCTTCACTCCCTCTAGGGGTACGCACTTGGTCTTCGTTAGAAGATTGAATATTATTATCTTTACTTTCTTCCATTTAGGACTCCTGTAATAATTGTTTTGCATATTGCTCAGGCGTTATACCAAGTTGTCGTGCTAACTTAACTTGAGTCTGAGTTAATACTATTTTGCGAGGATTAGATTTTTCACCAGTTGACCTCGATGCTGGTGCTACAACATTTGTTGGTTGTTGTTTTTCTTCTATTGGTGCTTCTTCTACTGTAGTTTCAGAGACACCAAAAAAATTTGGAAATTCTTTTCTCATAGCAGTATCCACAGAACTGTAATATTTATCAGACTGTGTTGCAGGGTCAACGCCCTCTGCTTGTAATCTTTGGTCTATGAACATTGCGTAAGCAGTCATTTGTTTATCTGCAGGTGTACTACCCATAAACCAAGTATTTTTCTTTGACCACGCATCCATAACAGGGTCTAGCTGTTGTGGTGCTGGTGCTTGTTGCTCATATTGTTCTGCTACTTGATTTTGTAGCTGTTTAGAATATTGAGATGCACCTTGCTCTGCTAATGTAGCTTTTGCAAGTTCTTCTTGAGCCAATGCCATGTCTTCTGCATTGCCTTCATCATAGGCTTTTTTAAATTTTTCTTGTGCATTTATCTTAGCAAACTGTGCATTGTTTAATGCTTGTTTATTTAAAACTTCACCGCCTTGATTAATCATAGCTTGCATCTTTTGATTTTCTGTCATCAAAGTTTGCAATCTAGTTACAGCTTCTTGTTGTTCTCTTTGTGCTTGCTCTTTTGCTCTGCGTTCTTCGTGATACTCATATTTAATTTTATTAATCCTATCACCAGCACGCTTACTGTAATCAGAAATTTCTTTATCTAATGCATCATCATCAACAGGTTCTTCCTCTGCAGTTTCCTGTTTAGGAGGTTTTCTATCCTCTTGTGGTACATCATCAACTACTTCTACATCTATTTTATCTTCATCAGATTTAGAATTTATTTGAGTTTTTACACCAAAAAATTTATCTTCCATAGTCTGTGGTTCTAAATTACCATCAGCGTTAGGTTGAAATTCAGTTTCTATTGAGGTCTCTACTGTTGAATTTTCACTCATGCTCTAACTACTCCTGTAGGGTCTTCGACAACTGCTTCCACAGTGTCATCGTTAATAATACGAAACTCTTTACCATACATTTTCATTCTTGTGCCTGAGTATGCACGAAATACAACCCAGTCTCCTACTTCGCACCAAGGTCCGCTAGGAAACCTATTCTTGTCGTTATAACAATCAGGACCAAGTTTTAGTACATATCCGCAGATATTACTAACTTCTTCATCTCTAATAGTTTGACTAGCCTTAACAATACCACCTTCTGTTTTTTCATCAGCTTGTGGCATAACAACTAGAATTTTATAACCTTTAGGCTCAGGCAGTTGACTTTTAACATCATCTTGCAAGTCCTCAGGTTTTTCGACTGTTTTAGGTTGTTTTATTGCCTCTTTCATATATTGCACGACATAAGGTGTCGAGTTCCTATTCTTTGATGTGTTGGTCTATCCAGTCCAACACTTCTCTTTCTGCGAGGGCAAGACCCTCTATTACGCCAGCCATTCTTTTATACTCAGGAAAGTCTTTACAACCACCTGTAGATATATGGTCAGCATGTTCATTCATAACATCTCTAAGTCTTACTTTTAAAAATTGTGAAAGTGATTGCTCTTTGATGTCATTTATCATTCGTATTGACATCTTCCATTACTTCTTTTGCGATGTCAAGACCTGTTTTAAAATCTTCTACTGCTTGCTTTTTGCTTTTTCTATCTTCTTCTAGCAATGTGCTAGCAACTTCTACTTGTAGTTTATCTTTTTCTAACTCAGCCTGTGTCCTTTGTTTCTCTGCAGCTAATTGTAATCTTGCTGCATCTGCATTAGCTTTACGCTGAACTTCAGCTTGTTTAGTTGCTACTTCTTGTAATTTAGCTTGTATGATTGGGTCTTGTTGTTGTTGGTTAATGCGTTTTTGTTCTGCCTCTATCCTTGCTCTTTCAGTAACTCTAGATGATGCCTCTGCAACTAACTTAGATATTCGTGCCTCAATCTCAGGAGCAATAGGTTCTCCTATTGGTGGTAACTCTATACCCAATTCACTTTCTACTTGTTGTCTATATTTCATAGTCAAGTGGTCATTAATATAAGCTGATGCTGATGCTAATATTGCAGGAGCATTTGGTGATTTCTCAACCAACCCAATAATCTCAGGATTCTCTTGAGCAGATGCAACAGTTTGTATATGTGCATCATGGTCTTGATAATCGTATGCTTTAACAGGTTTATTATTAATTAAGTTTTGTACTGCAGTTACTGGGTCAACAGGTAATACTTCATCTGTATCAGGAACTATATTATCTACATCTTGAATACCTAATACTTCTAACATTTGTCTATGTAGTTCTTGCATATCGTACATTTCAGGAGCAGTTTGAGCCAACTGAAAAGCAGCTTGATACTGCATAATTCTTTGCGACATAGTTGCTGCATTGGGATCAGATACAGGCAGAATGTCTATTCTAGAATCAAAGTCTGCTTTTTTAATATCTTCTTCTTCTGTAACCTCATAAGGATATTTTGGCTCGCCAAAGTCTTTTATAACATTAACAAGGATATCAAACTCCTTACGCATTGATGCATGCAGTCTAGCTTGCACTGCACTCATAACTTTCATGTTTCTTTCTAATAAAGCAAGAGTTGTACCCACAGGTGCTTGGTTGCTCATATCAGAAACCTTAACATCGGATATGCTTGCAAAACGCCTACCCTCTTCTACTATATTTCCAAGTAGTTGATATAAGGTAGGACTAGGTTCTTTATAAGGTAAGAATGTAATATTATCCTTAATAGCACCACCTGGTACATCAACATCTCTAAATTCACCAGGCATGATAGGAGTATCATCACCTTTAATTCTTAAACCTCTAGCTTTTAAACCACCAGGTAAGTTAGATAATGTTCCTGAATCAACCAGTTGTCTTAGTAAACTTGTAGCAGATTTAGCTAAACCACCTATCATATGTATTAGACCAAACCCATAGAAACCTAATCCTGGTAGGTATTGATAGTGTACAAAGTGTGTTCGCCTTTTTTTCTGTGCATCATCTTCGTAATAGTTTCTTCTAATACTTAAGATCATGCCACTTGGATAATCCATGGTAACAACATAAGGTAATTGAATACCTGTAGGTTTACCATCAACTTCATCCTCAAAACCTTTTATATCAAGGTTAACTTGCATTTCTAATAAGGTATGGCGTTTATCGTACTTATCATTATCAGTTTCGCCAGTTAACTCATTGTATTTTTCTGTAATATCAGAGTAAGTGCTTTCAGATGCAGATAAATCTATATCACGATAAAAACCACTAACTTGCATTTTGCGTATATCGTTAGAGGATTTACGCATAACATGGGTGGCTCTTTCACAAGTATCTAAATCACTTGCACCATAATTAACAACCACATCCTCTGATGGTACAAAGATACCACTAGGTCTATCTAAGGTAGGGTCATAGTAAACTTTTCTAAATGCAGAACCAGCCAGTGGTAAAGAAAATAATAACTTTTCTGTTTCTGTTCTATATTCTGACATCTCATAGGTTAATAGATAATTCATATAGTCTTGCACACGCATAGACTGTTTTTCTTTATCGTCTGTTATTTTGCCTATAATCTTAGTTTTAACAGGACCTTGTGGTGGAAATATTTCTGATATTGCCTGTGATTGAAACCTTATAACTGCCTCAGACAACATAGGATGAAACACACCACATGCTCCATTCCAAGGCTGAGTGCGTTCTTCTATCTTTAAACCTAGCTGGTCTAAGCCTTTAGTATAGCTTTCTTCCCAGTCTTTACGAGAATCTTTATCCATATTAAATGCAGATAAGAGTTCAGAACTAATAAGTTCTAACTCATTCTCGTCTATAAAATCTACTAAATTACTACCAAACTCTGATGCAGGCATCTCATCTTTAGGATCAAAGTCTATAATCATGCCACCATCTTCAGTTTCTACTGCAACTGAATCAGGGTTTTCTATAGCGATGCTAACTTGACCACCCTCTTGCATTTCGTCTAAACCCTCAGGAGGTGTAAATGGTTTACTGTTTTCTATTGCCAATATTCACTCCTAATAGTAATCTGCAACTTTGTTATGTTCTAAAGGTTCATCCTCTTCATCTGTATATAATGGAACAAACCCACCTTGTCTAAATCTTAGTAATGCTTGCGTACTGCTATCTACTAAGTCATCATGTTCTGCATTGGGGAAAGCTGCAAACTCTTCTACAACTTCCTCTGCCCATCTTGTTGCAGGACACCAAACCACGCCTGATGCAAATAAATCTGAAACTGCGTTCACTCTTGATATCTTATCGTTACCTCGGCTAGGAGTGTATTCTTGCACTGGGATACCCATTTGTCGTAATTCAAATATTAAGGGCATACCAGCAGCCTTAGCCTCTACTATGAAGGCATCAGGCTTATATGCATTATATTTCTCCATAGCTAGTTTCTTCAACTCAGGAAACTCTAGGCGTTCTTTATAGGCATCTAATAAAATAACATTAGGTACATATTGACCCTCTTCGTTTTCTTTATAAAAGACACCCCAAGTGGTACAAGCTGAATAGTCTGCTCGCTGTGTTTTTAAGAAGGCAGTATCCCAAGATTGTATGATAAATTCACATTGAGGAGGTTCTGTGTAATCCCACTCTTGCCACCATTCTCTTTTTACTAAAGCACCTTCTTCAGCAGTAGGGTCTTGCTGATATTGAGCCATCCATTTAGACGAGGGAAGTTCAGATTTTAAAGCCTGTAGTTCTTCTAATTTCCAAAATTCAGACCATAGAGGAGTACCTGAAGGTAAAATGGCAGGAAGTTCTATGACTTCCCACTGGTCTGCTCCGCCTCGTTTTACACTAGCATCAACAACTTGACCTGTAAGGTCCTTCTGATGCCATCTAGTCATCACTACAACGATTGCACCCTTAGGTTGCAAACGCTGACGAGGACCTGATGTGTACCACTCGTAGGTTCGGTTAAATACATTGATGTCAGAACTTGCACCTTCTTGCTCACTGTGGGGGTCATCTATGATTAATAGGTCAGCACCTTTACCAGTTACTGCACCACCCACCCCTATCGCAAAATACTCACCGCCTTTGTTGGTGTTCCAACGACCAGCAGCCTTAGAGTCTGCTTGCAAACTGACATCAGGGAATATATTCTTAAAATCTCTATTGTTTACCAAGTTTCTAACCTTCCTACCAAAGCCAACTGCTAGTTCAGCAGTGTGGGCAGTCTGAATAATCTTCTTATCAGGGTATCTTCCTAGAAACCATGCTGGTAATAGGTAGGATGCGAACTCGGACTTAGTATGACGAGGGGGCATATTGATGATTAAACGCTTTAATTCACCTTTTGCGACCCTTTCAAACGCCTCAGCCATAACTTCATGGTGCTTTCCATGTATAAAAGCACTCCACATCTCGTTAACAAAGGGTAAAAATGCATCTTGGCACTTCTCTCTAGACTTTGCTTGGTCTAATTCTTCTAATAAACCCAACAATTCACGCTTTTCATCAGCATCAAGCTGACTTAACTTACTTAAAACTTGGCTGTTCATACTAATACTTAGTATATACCTAATATCTATGTACTAAATAAAAAAACTTACTTAGTTACTACTCTAGTAGGTACATACTTGCCATCTGTGAACCAAAATACCTGTGTACTAGATATAAGAATCTACAGATTTTACAATATTGCACCTCTTCACATAAAAAAGCAACATAAAATTGCAAAAAATTTTTGTGGCTATATGAGACTCTAACAAAAACTGGGGAAAAAGGGGGTGGCATACACAAAAACACTGCTAGCAAAAAGCAATAACTCTAGGAAAATCAAATTAGGTCTATGAATGTGCAAATCACTATGTATGTATGCTGTGCGTACATAACCTGACATTTGGTGGGGTGGGGTCTTATTAAAGGTGGATCAAAAATAGGGTGGTATCGCTAGTCTTTTTTCTCTAGCAACTCCGCAATCCTCTCTTCTATCTCCTCTTCTATCTGCTCGCTAGGTCTCGTCTCTTTGGTCTCAATGACATCTGAGAACAATCCAATGCTTTTCCCTAACAACTCCAATGCACGAACTCTGCTCGCATCTGATTCGCTCTCCTGACTCTCCTTGTATAACTTCTCTATGACATAGTTCCTTGTCCTGAGGCTAGAGGCTACTGAGGACTGCTCTTTTCTTTGTATAGCCTTTTGTATGCTTAGTGCTATCTTAGGGTTCGCTACTAGCTTGCTAGCCTCTACCTCTACCCACTTAGGAATGTTCCCTGACTTGGTTAAAGCTACATCATAAACTTTCGCATATGCCTCTTTATAACTTCCTAACTTGCCCTTAACAATCTCATCCACAAACTTGCGTTGCTTTATGGTTAGATCAGGTTCTTTTTTTACTACTTTCAGCTTGGGTTTTTTGTCATCGCTCATGGTTAGAATATTAACTGGTCATAGATACTTTGGGAATGCTCACATTGTTCTTGCATTTATGGATACAAATAAAGTGTGCAATATGGTGATAAGTATGTATAATGGGTTATCCCCAAGGGGATTTAGTCCAAAACGATGAATGACTTTAAAAGCTAGCCACCACCCACGATGGGTACTCTAAAGGTTTAAAGGTGAAAGTCTGCAACGATAGTAGATGATGGTTCTCAGAGGTGAATTAATGAGAAGTCTTGTTTAGAAACAAGAGAAGTGTTCACCTCCTCTAGGAGAGAGGAAACTCCGATGATGAGTCCACCGAAAGTGATGAGTGTGAGAGAGGCGATTTAGCATTCCCAAAAGGATTAACAAGACTCACGAAACTCCAAGGATACAGTCTCAATTAATTCATGGTGAAAACTATGAGCCAAAGATTCTGAGGGAACTTGGAGGACACTCCTCCAGTGTCTGTGAATTAACACACTGAATGAGTATCCAGTT